AGCCTTTCAAAATTAAACTTAAAGGTAGAAGGAGGTGAGAAAACTTAGATAGTAATATCTAAGGAAATAATATGGCGTTTTTACTCAGTAATTCGACAGCTGTTTTGAAAGAGGTTATCTTACCTTATGTTCAAGACAACTTTCCAAAGCAGACTATTACTTTGAATCTGTTTAAAAGAAATGCTGGTGTGACAACCATTAACAATGCTTTTCACGCAGCAATCAGAACCACCAGGCATGGCGGAATTACCAACTTAGCAAACGATGGTAACAGTGTTAATGCCACAAATGGTGTTTCTTTCAGTAGAGGTTCAGTTGGTATTAAGCAGGTCACTGGGGCTTTCAATATCTCCAAATTGGCGATTGATGCCTCACAAGGTGACAGGCGGGCAATTGTCAACACCTTTACAGAACAGGCTCAAACTCTAGTTTCCGACTTTGCACGAGAGATCAATCGACAACTTTACTACGATGCTTCGGGCATTGTTGCCCAAGTATCAGGTTCAACATCAAGTTCTGAGTTCACAGTCAAAGCAATGGATGCAAACATTGATGATGGTCATACCCGTGATTGGTATGGCACGGTCAACGGTGACATTGCACCAGGCGAATGGCTTTACGGTGGACAATACATTGGAATTGGAACCGCTAATGCCGATGTAGGTATTATCGGTACAGTTACCAATGATGGAGCAGGTGTTGCCACAGGAACCGTCACTCTTACCGCAGCAGGTACCGCTGGCATGGTTGCCAACGATGCAGTTGCGATTCTTGACGGATCAAGTGAAGGATTTGGTTCAAACATGATGAATGGAATCCACGAAGTCCTCGATTCAAGAACAGGCACTAACCAATATGCAGGTCTTGCCAGAACGACAGCCGCTTGGAAACCCCAATTCGGTTCAGTCGCAGAAGCATTGACTTTGTCAAGGATGGAAGGTGCTTATCTCGCTGCGAGGAAATATGCAAGGGAAGGTGACAAATTTGCTATCTTCGTCAACAAATCACTCTATCAACGATATGGTGATCTCTTGACAGCGATGCGAAGGACAGTCAACTCTACCGACCTTATGGGTGGGTGGACAGGATTGGAATTTGCGGCAGGCGGTGGCAGTGTAGGGGTATTTCTTGACTACATGGTTCCAGATGGAGAGGTCGTAATTCTTGACCTTGACACTTGGACTCTGTGTCAGGTTTCCGACATGAACTGGCTTGAAGAAGGTGCGAATTCACTACTCAGGATTAAAGATACTATTACTTACCAGGCCGTTATGGTTTGGTTCTTGAATGTAATGTGTCTTTGCCCTGCAGCCAATGCTAAGGAAACTCAAAAGACAAAATAGTAAGTGCTTTGGTTAGTTGGGCACTTGAAAGGAAAGGCGAAACGAATCAATAAGTTAGCTGATACCTTACCAACTACCAACGGGGGTAGGGAATCATGCAAGTTCAACTCTTGCAGCCCCGCATGAAAACAGCCAAAGATACTAGATTTAAAAAAGGTATGATTCCTTGGAATAAGGGGATTCCTTGTAGTGAAGATACAAAATTGAAAATCGTAGCGACCTTAAAAGGTAAAATGAATAGAGAATTAAATCCAAACTGGAAAGGCGGATTGCCTAAATGTGAGAATTGTGGGAAACAATTAGGAACTTATGGTTATCAAAAATGTCGATCTTGTTCACATCTAGGACTCCAAAATTCTTTGGGAGCAACCCCTTGGAATAAAGGCAAAAAATATCCTCAGATTTCAGGAGAAAATAACTGGAATTGGAAGGGTGGGATTACCCCTCTAAATAATAAAATCAGGCATTTGATTGAATATAATCTTTGGAAACAAAGTATCTTCCAGCGTGACGATTATAGGTGTCAAAGCTGTGGGCGAAGATCGAATGTTTTACACGCAGATCACTTCCCAAAGACTTTTGCCTCAATTATTAAAGAAAATAATGTTCGCTCGATTGAAGAAGCTATAAACTGTGAGAAATTATGGGATATGGGTAATGCAAGAACTTTATGTTTCGATTGCCATAAAGAAACAACTACCTATTTGAACAACCATAATGTTAGAAGGAGTTTTTATGAAGGCTAGGGGCCCCAAGCTCTACAATCATCCAAACAGTGGAATAATAGATGGAGTTGATTTTAAATATATCCCAAAAGACCCAGATCCAGGCTTTAATCCAGAGCATAATCGTCAGGTAATTGCCGATTCGATTAAGAAAAACGATATTCTGATGAGGAAAAAGAGAAAGACTTATAATGAAACCTTGGATGAGAGGATTGATGCGGCAGCGTCATTCCTTCTGCATTTGGCGAATACCAAATACAATCCAAAGACTGACAGTTCAAACCAGGCGGCATTGAAATACTTTGGCAGGAAAGAATTAGCAAGATTAAGAGGTGAGGAAATCAAGCAACAGATTATGGCTGAACTGCGAAGCAATGCTTGGATATTAAAAGATTAGATGTGCCAAGAAATAATAAAGGAACAAGAAGAATACGGGATACCAGACTGTCTTTTAGGGAAATGTGCCGAATCGCAGGAATTACACCAGTCCAGAGAATACGACTTATTAGATATTTTAAAACGCTAAAGCGTTAAAGGGGGTGAAAATTATATGCCAGGGATTAAACAGTGGCATCCAGATTTTGCATTTAGTGGAGCAAAAGTTGCACCATCAGAAATTGACACAGTGAAGCAATATATTATTGTTTTCCCTCAAATAGGGACTGCAGCTTGTGGAACTTGTGTTGGGGGTGGAACAAGTGCATCAGGGGCTTTTGTTTTTGTAGGAGGCCCCGCAGCCGATTATCCACGAAGCTTGGAACTTAACCTTGCTGGAACACATGGTTCAACCTTTGGTTCTGCTATTGTCAACGGCAAAGATCAATTCGGAAATGTTATTACCGAAACAATTGCTGTTGCTACAGGAGCAGGTGCAGGGACAGGTGGTGGTACGGTGGCAGGAACTAAAGTTTTCGCCCAAGTTATAACTGGAACTGGTTATCACGGAACCCACCCAGGAGCTTCAACTATGACTTTAGGTTGGGGAACGACAGGAACAACTGCTTTATTTGGCTTACCAGATAAAATTGCTGGAACAGCCGATGTTATCAGCATGGCTTGTACGACAGGTCAGGCTGGTTCATCAGTAGTTGGTGGAACAATAGGTGCTTTGGTTAATACAACCATGCACGCTATTTGTGCATCTCAGAATGTAACTGGTTCGATGGTTATTTCGGTTCTTTACAAGCCGACTTATGACAAACCAGGTGAAGCCAATGCCCAAGCACTGACTCCAGTAGCCTAATCTTGACTTTTGTTAAGATGATTTGTTACGCTTGAGGGGTAGCGTTTGCTACCCCAAAGGCGTAATGGCTAAAAAACCTCTTGCAATCTTGGTTACGGGAATAGGAGATATTTACTACGATTATTCCCTCAAGATGATTTCCTCCCTTAAAAAGACCAATCCCGATATTGAAAAGAAAGCCGATATTAAACTCTATACTGCCAAGGATGCAGAAAGACTTGGTTTCCCCACAATCAATCCTAGTGAGTTTAAGATGCGTTTTATGACTCCTATCTTTATCAATGAGTTGATGGAGGAATATGAATGTGTGGCAAGGTTGGATTCGGACATGATAATCACTGGGGATATTTCCCATACTTGGGAAGGGGATTTTGATGTTGCAGTAACCCAAAATGCTTCACCCAGGGAACTTGTTTCCCAAGTTCAATTGATGGGCAAGAATGTTTCAGTCTGGGATGTTGCTCCGATTGATTATGTCAACTGCGGGTTTGTGGTTGTTAAATCAGAAAGATTTGCCAAACATTGGCTTAGACTTTGCACACCAGCGAGGCAACATTACCAGTTCTTTGAGCAGGATTTCTTAAATATCCTGGTCTTTTATGGAGATTATAATGTCAGGTTTCTAGACAGGGAACCGAATAATAAATGGCACGGGTTAATAGTTAAGGGATATGCTTCGCAAATAATTTTAAAAGATAAAAAGTTAATCCTTCCCGCTAAATCTGGTGCAGACCACGACATCTGGCCAGGAGATTACGACAAAGAGATCATTGCTTACCATTTTGCTGGCGGTGCCCAACCTGGTAAATTCGATCACTTAGAAACAATTTTTCAGCCAGAGGTTCGTGAGTATATAAAATCCCTAATAAATGTTGAGAAATAATAGAGGATGGTTTGTAAAAGGCCATAAATCATATAACTATTGGCTTGGCAAAAAGCGTTCTAGTGAAACTAAAAAGAAGATAAGTTTAGTTTTAAAAGGTAGGTCTCTTTCGGAAGAAACAAAAAATAAGATGCGGGGAAGGATTCCTTGGAATAAGAATAAAAAAGGAACTTTTAAACATTCCTTAAAATGGCATTTAGAAGCAAGTAAAAGAACTAGAGGTAAAAATCATTGGAATTGGCAAGGAGGGATTTCATTAATAAATGATAGACACGATAGTCAAAAGTATAAAGAATGGCGAATAGCAGTTTATAAAAAAGATAACTTTACTTGCCAAATCTGTGGAAGGAGAAAAGTTAGAGGAGTTGAAATAACTTTAAATGCTGACCACATACAGCCTTGGAGTATTTATCCAGAACTAAGATTTAAAGTTTCAAATGGTAGAACACTTTGTGTCGAGTGCCACAAACAGACACCTACTTATGGCAATAAGCCTAAAGTAGTTCAGGAGGTGATGTCCTATGACCAAGCGGCGTGATTTAAAAATCATTTTTCACGGAGATGCCGTTTGGACTTAGAAAACTCAATCGGGATATGCCGTAGAACTTGAATTTTTAATCAAACGCCTCTTAAAAGAAGGATTCCAAGTAGCCCAAGCCTCAAAAGCTGGGCTTAGCGGTCACTGGATAGATTACCGAATGGATGAAGGAACTTTGCGGATGTATCCATCAGTCAATGATCCTCATGGGGCCGATACGATGTTTTATGGGGCAAGGAATTTCGGGGCAAAACTGGCAATTTCAATGATTGATGTTTGGGTGATTGATCCTGGGTATATTCAAAGTCTGCACAATATCGGTTGCAAGTGGATTCCCTATATGCCGATTGATTCCACTCCTGTCGCCCCTGCTGTGATGAGATGTTTGCCTTTGGCTGACAAGATCATTACCTTTTCCAAGTTTGGTCATGATGAACTTATCAAACATGGCTTTAATTCGGAAATGATTTATGAGGGAGTTGATTTAAAACTTCTACAACCCAAAGACAAGATGGAGGCAAGGAGAAAGTTGGGGCTTCCAGAAGATTGTTTCTTATGGGGAATGATTGCCGCCAATAAAGAAAATCCCCCAAGAAAGAGTTTCCAAGAGGCTTTGGAGGCTTTTAACTTTTTTGTTAAAGCCCATCCCGAATCAAGATTGTTTGTTCACACCCAACAGATTTCACCAGGCAGTTTCCCGATTCGTGAGTATTCCCAATACTTAGGAATAGGAGATAAGATTTTCTTCTTGGATCAGCTTTTTGCCAGTATTTTTGCGACAAGAGAAGATATTGAATTTCAATATAACGCTTTTGATGCCTTGCTTCACCCTTCCCAGACCGAAGGGTTCGGATTGACGATTGTTGAATCCCAAGCTTGTGGTAAGCCAGTAGTGGTCAACAACTGCCACTCAATGCCAGAACTTATCATTCCAGGCAAGACTGGGGAGATCGCCCAAGTAGCCTCAAGAAGGTGGACATCAGCCTTATCTTTCTGGGAAGTGCCAGAATCCAAGTCAATCTGGATGGCGATGGAGAAGGTTTATAAGATGCTCAAAGAGAACCCTGAACAGGTTGCCAAGGATTGCAGAAAGAATGTTGAGGACAATTTCAACATTGATACAATTTTTAAAGAGAAATGGCTACCTTTAATTGAACAGTTGCAAAGTGATCTATTGCCTTTGTCTTAAATAATCACTAAAATATAACTAAGTTCTGGTGAAATAAGGGGCACCTTTAGGGGTGTCTTTTTTAATAGGAGGTGAATTAAATGTCAGATAAACAACGCAATGTAAATGTTCAAAGTGGCACAGTAACTATTGCCACCAGCGATACTACTAAGGCAGGAACCACAACTTTTACTGCTAATGGATTAGCTTGGTTCACTGGTTTTACAACACCAGATATGCAATCTTCCAATTCTACTAATCTTGGAGTAGTTATGAGTCCAGGTGGAACTATTTTTTCATCTGGGACAAAAGCGGAATCTGGAACTTATCAGTCTGGTAGCCAATATCCGCTTTATGGGACTGTTTCGGTTGTTGCAACATCAGAAGGAACAGAGAGTGCAAATAGGGCGGTGCCATATACAATTGTTTATGAAACATGAGAAGGCTGACAGATACCAAACCGACTAGTTCAAGAATAGTTGATACCAAACCTAGCAATTTAATAATGGCTGATATTAAACCTAGTAATTTATCTAATTTATCATTGAGTGTTCCTTTACAACTTTCGGTAGAGATAATCCAGCAAGGACAATATATGGGAATACCAGGCTTGACTTATCCAGTAGAAATGACAATTATTCAAGCAGAGATTCCATAAGAAAGAATAAAACATGGCACTATCAATAAATGAAGGCACACAAACAACAGTTTTTTCAGATCAAATAGGGGCAATTGAAGTTCCAATCGTCAAGCTTGATGTTGGGGCGGCAGGGCTTACCTCACCTTTTACTGGTACAGTAAAGGCAATCACTAACCTAGCGGGTGGTTCAGTTGTAATTACTGCGGTTCCAGCCCTTTATGCCGAACAGACTACCCCGACAGCTTTACAATCCCAGACTTTAGGTATTGGTTTAAGGCATGGTGATGAGTTTGCAACTGTTGTTTCGGGAACAGGAACTACCACAGGAACAGTTAAGGCTGCAGTTTCAGGATCAACAATTTATGTTACAGGGCTTGTAATCTCAGCAGGTACAGCAGCCGATACCAGAGTCGGTTTATCTTCAGGTACTGGAACCTTAAATAATGTTTTAGGAACTTTATGCTTTGGTTCTAATGGCGGTCTTGCCTTAACTCCAATTGATCCCCCACTAAGGACTACTTCAGGTTCAGCTTTAGTTTGGTCACAAGCAGGTACAAGTAATGTAACAATAACCTGCGTTGGATATATTGATTGAGATGAGACTCACAACTGGCACTTATACTGGAAATGGGTTAGATAACCGTGGAATTACAGGTGTGGGTTTTCAACCTGAATTAGTAATTATCCACGATACCAATACCGCAGACTCTTATGTTGGGGTTTGGAAAACAGCTTCAATGGCAGGGGATTCTGCTTTCTTTTTCCAAAATTCTCCTCTGGGAGCAAATAATATCCAATCCTTAGATGCTGATGGATTTCAAGTCGGTTCAAGCACTTCCGTCAACAAAGATACACTTCTTTATGCCTATGCTGCATTTAAAAAGGACGCTGCTACTGATTTTAATTACGGTAGCTTTGCTGGGAATGACGCTGATGACAGGTGGATTACAGGTGTAGGGTTCCAACCCGACTTCATTTTTATAAAAAGTGATGCTGACGGAATAATGAATAACCATTGGATTTCTTCTTTAGGCGGAGACCAGACCTTAAATACCCAATCATGCACAGGTGGGCCGATTTTCAATAATATAATCCAAGCAGTTAATGGTGATGGATTTCAAGTCGGTAACAGGGATGATACTTACCAAAGTTCAAACAAGACAGGACAAACTTACTATTGGTTTGCTTTTAAACAAGTCGCTGGTGGAATTAAAGTTGGGAATTATACAGGGAATGACGCTGATGACCGTTCTATCACAGGGGTTGGTTTCCAACCTACTTTTGTGCTTTTGTCTAACATCACTACTGTTGCAAGACAAAACGCAATAAGGTATGGAACTGTAGGTGATCTATCGGGATATTGTGGAGGAGGGTGGACTGCCGATTTAATTCAAGCCCTTGAAACAGATGGATTCCAAGTAGGAAGTTATTTTAATGTCAATAAGGTGGCAGAGGTCTATCACTATTTTGCTTGTAAAGATAATCCATATGTAGCAAGAGGAACAACTGGCTTACAATCTAAATACTGGTAAATAAATGATAATACGACAAGACAATAACTTAGACCAAAATGCACAAGTAACCTATCTTGCTAATGATGTTGCCGCAGGAACTACGGCACTTTTGGTTAAAAATTCAACTGGGTTGACAGACGGTTGGGCACTCCAGATAGGTAAAACTGGGGAGGAAAGAACTGAGATAAAATTAGGAACAGCTGCCAATGTTGGTACAATCAATGTTGCTACTACCTCATTTCCTCATCCTGCCAATACTCCAGTATATTTCCTTAAATTCAACCAAATAGTTTTTGAGAGATCAGCCACAGGTACAGCAGGGACTGCTGTCCCGATGACTGATGGGACAATAACTATCCAAGCTGATAATCCCTATACCCAATTTGAGGATGCCACAGGTTCAATTACTTATGCTTATAAGACCTATTACAAGAACTCAGCCTTATCAAACAATTCAATAGAATCTGATTGGATTGTCATAACCCCAGAATTTTATTGGCTTTCCTCAATGAGGGAAAGGGTAAAGGAGAAACTTTGGAACTCCAGCTTTATAACTGACGGTCAGATCGATAACTGGATCAATGAATGGCGGGAGGAAATGGTCAATGCTGCTATTGCGGTTAATCAGGATTACACGATTGGGACTGTTGATGTGGCTTTCAGCACAACAGGCTTGGGAACTGTCACGACTGCTGATTACAAGCAACCAAGAAGGGTTGATGTCACTTACAACGGTTCTGATTGGTTCCAGTCAACCAAGATGATGGTCAATGAAACTTATCCCAATGAGGATTTCAATACAACCCACCCATACCACAATTGGGAAGGGGATTCGGTAGTCCACATCCTGCCAGCCGAAGATGGTGGCACAGCCAGAATTTACTTTTATCGTTTGGGTACTCCGATGGTGAATGACACTGACGGCCTGCCCCTGTCGATGAGAGGCTACACCAAATCATTTGTGGACTATTCGCTGGGGCAGGCCTACCAGAAGGAAGGAAAAACCCCAGAAGCCAGAGATAAATTTGGTGATGCCAACGCCCAGAGGGGAATGTTTGTTGCCCAAATCTCTCCCAGGGACAAGACTGGCCCAACTATGATCCAATTTACGGATGTGACAGATGGGGAGGGTTAAGTGGTCTATCGAGTATTTCAGATCGGTGGGATCAACTTAAAAGTCAACCCCATGCTTCAAAATGCTGGGGATTTGCTCCAATGCGTCAATATGGAAGACGACATGATTGGAGCAAAAAAAAAACGACCAGGTTACAACACTTATTTAGCTTCACTCGGACTACCAATTGATTCCCTTTTCTCCTGGCGAACTAATGTTGGAACACAATTCTGGAATTATGCTTCTGCTGGAGGTTCTCTTTTCTATTCCAAACAAGGAACTGGGGCTTGGACAGTTTGTGGTGACGGAACAATAACTGCTGGGGAAAGAGTAGGGTGTGCTGATATTCAAGGTACTTTATTGGCAGTTGGTGATGGTGTTACTGACACCCGATATTCTACTAATGGAACTTCTTTTACTACTTTGGCTGGCTGTCCTGCCTCCAATCAACTTATTAACTACCATGACCGACTTTATGCTTTAGGAACAATCGCTGCCCATTTTGCAACAGGAGGAACTCCAACCGATTGGACTACTGATTCTTCTTCAATTGATATTCCAGGGGGAGGGGCACCGAGATGTATGTTTAAGGTTGCGGATAGGGCAATAATGACCAAGGATACTTGCAATATGTTCAGGTGGGATGATTATAGTTTGACTGATCTTGCAACTGATATGGGGCCAAGTTCTCCAGTTTCAATTGGCAACATTGAGGATTACAAAATTTATCTTACTAGGTTAGGATATGTTGGTTATGGTGGTTCTAGTCCCCAACTTATCTCCAACCCGATTGAGAAACAAATTTATAATGATGTAGGATCGGGAATCCAAGGAACTGTTTTTGATACTGCCCCAGGAGTTTGTTATCGCTATGACTACCTTTGTGCTGTTGGAACTGTAACTGACGATTTAACTGGAGAAACAATCAATAACTGTATTCATAAATATAATTTCCAGCAGGATGAGTGGAGCAACTGGAATTTTGCCAACCTACCAACCGCCTTTGGAACTTATCTTGATCAGAATAGTAATAAGCAATTAATCTTTGGTGATGCCACAGGTCAGTGTTATACCTATGGGGGAACTAATACTTCCGACAATGGGGTGGCAATTAGTGCAGCAATGGCAGGAGTATTGCATTTTGACGCACCCGAAATTGATAAGCAATTTAATTACATAAATGTTTTTGCCAATCCAGGATGCGAGGCAGATTTTCAAGTGGCGATTGGTGATACTTTTACCAATGCCTCAAAGAACTGGGTATCAATTGGTGACTTCCATGATGGGGTAGCTGAGTTTAGGTTCCCAGGTGGATCAGAGGGCAAACTTCTCTTTTGGAAAGTTATTGAATCCTCAACTGACGCAAGGTTCCAACAATTTGGGTTCACAGTAAATTATGATTTGATTACCACAAGAGGATGAATTACGGAAGTATTGGTTATGATTCTAATTTAAGAAAGCTGACAGCCTTAAAAACAACCACTATCAAGGCTACCGATTTTGATGTTTTATACCAAGTTCAAGCCAGTAAATTAAATGCTTCCAAAGTCAACCTTGCTAATTTCGTTAAGTTTTCCGATCCAGGTACGGGATTGGGAACTTTTAATTTAGGTTCGGTTTTGAATTTGACTTCCACAATCACTTACAATTCCCCCCAAATCTTGACTCCTACTTTTGGTAAGCCATCAATTGCAATCTACCAAGGAGCCAGTGTTGCAGGATCAAACCAAATTTATCCTGTGAGAGGTGGAAGTGTCACAGTTGGAAGATATAATGTAGTTGGTGGAGAGATTGATTATGCCCATTACGATGGGGTTTCTGATGAGTGGAGGGGAATGATTATTGATACTACAGGAACAAGCACCCAGGCTATTACTTTTGTTACCCAATGGGTTTATCTTGATTATGTTTCGGGGGTTGGGGCATGAGAAAACTTTTAAGATATGAAAATGGTGATGAGTATATTGTTGGGGGGATGGCAAGCATCCAACCTAATGAAGTCGAACCTATTGAGGAAATTGATTTATCAGGCTTGACAGATGAGGAGTTTAAGGCTTTCAGTGCAAATAAGAAAGATAAAAAGCTGTTAAAGAAAATAAATAAAGTTGACTAACTGATCCGAAAATCTTAAAATGTATTTAAAGAGAGAGGAAACAAGGGGCCTTGAGAGAGGTCTTTTTTTATAGATGGCTGATCCAACTTCAGTAGCAGATTTGATGCAGATGGGCCTTGGGGGTTACCAAGGCTGGGGCAATGAAGCAGCAATAGCCGACTGGAAAGCTACAGGCGGTTCAGGAAAACGAGATGTTTCTGCTTCCCAAGCTGCTGGCTACAACCCCACTTTATCTCAGCAGGATATTTATGAGCAGCAATTAAAGCAAAGACAGGCGGCCAACGCTCCTGCGATTGCTTCTTATCAGGCAGCCCTTCCTGAAATTGCTGCCACTTATACTGGGGCAGAACAAAGATTAGCGGGGGAGGAACAGCCTCTCCTTGACAGATACGCCAATTTAGTCAAAGAACTTAAAGGCAGGGAAGCCTCAGAAACAGCCACAGCTGGAAAAACCGCAGCTACCGAATATGGCAAACGGGGGATTCCACTTTCTTCCGACATTTACCAGAAGTATTTAAACCAACAAACGGGTGGAATTTCTGAGTATTATGGTGGGCAATTGAAAGAAACCCAATTTGCCCAAGAAGCCGATGTCAGAGATATTAGAAACCAAATCGCCACTCTTGCAGACCAGCGGGTAGCAGCCGAAAGGACAGTCTATGATAAGATTGCTGAACTCCAAGCTGGAGGTGCAAATCAGGCAATCACTGACTCTTGGACTCAATATGCTTACCAGCAAGACCAAAAGTTCCAGTCAAGGCTTGATGATTTGACTAAACAGCTTACTGAGGCACAAACTGCCAACCAGCAAGCTGCCGCTGGCCCTTCCTACCAAACAGTATCATCTGGAGGCAATCTCTATTCATTTAATCCGCAGACAGGACAATTACAATTCCTTCAATCAACAGGTACAGGAACTGGAGATGAAACTACAGCCTTAAATAAAATATTTCAAACCGTAGGGGCGGTAGGTAATTCATCAGCACCATCTTCCTTTCAAGAAGAAGCAGGATTCTCAGGTTATTCTGGTAATCCAGAAGATGTAATATTTGGTAAATAAAATGTCAAGAATAAGAGTCAAATTAAAAGATGGAAGGATTGGGACAATTGATGATTCTGAGTTTGATCCTCAGACAATGGCTCAATTGGAAACCCCAACCACAAACGCCCCAACCCAACAGCCCCAGCAGGGAGTTTTAAGTCAGCTTTGGCAAGGAATAAAGCAACCGTTTGAAGAAACTGGAAAGAATATTGCCTCGGCAGTCATTACCATACCCCAGTCTTTGCTTGCTGCGGGTGTAGGAAAGTTCAATCCGCAATTAGGAGCCAAAATTGCCACGCCAGATATTTTTAATACTCAGCAGACTGCTGCAGATGTTTCAGCCAATCCAGTAGAATCATTACTCAGACAAGGTAAGGCTTCAGCGGGAGTAGCCGCTTGGGGAGTTCCTTTCGGTGGCGAATTAAAATTGTCACAGCTTCTTATGAGAGGGGCTTTGGCTGGAGAGCTGGCAGGGATTTCTGAAGGTAAACCAGGCATAGGAGCGGCAGTTACGGGAGCAGCAGGAGCAGGAGTCGGGGGCAAAGTTTTGGCCCCAATTCTAAAGCGGGCATTTGAGCCAGTAGCCGCTGCGGTTGCCCCCAAACTAGAGGCGGCAATCCCTAAGATTTCTATGCCTGTTAAACAATTTTTGGCTCAATTTATTGTTCCTACTAAACTTGGCAAATCATTGAATTTCCAATCGGTAGGTAAAGAAATGATTGACCAGGGCTTAGGAACAAAACCAATGGAAGAATTGGCACAGGTTGCCAATCAAGTAACGGGAGATAGTGGTTTGATTTCGAAATTTACCAGAGAGGTGGTTGGCAATATTGAAAAAGAAGTCCCTCTTGGTGAGTCAATTAAATCAGCCCAAAATGTTTTAGAAAAAAGTTTGATAGAGGAAAAAGTTAAAAAGAGAATTTTAACCCAAATCTCTACTCATTTCCCGACTGGCAAAAAAATAGGTTTTATGAATCCGTTGGATGCTTGGGATCATGCACGGGAACTTGAAAAGATGGGGCATCAATGGCTCAACACAAGCACTTATTTAACTGGTAACATCAACAATGAAAGTATTGGCAAAGCTTATATGGCGGCAGCTGATGAAATTTTAAATGGTATTGAACAAGCTGCCAAAGAATCGGGATTGGCAAGAGGTGGAGAAGCAGGTGTAATAAATTTATTAAAGACTCCCCAATTGATTGCTCAAGCCTCAGAGATTACCCCACGGTTAGGTGAGCAGTTATCCAAAGCAAGTACGATTGCTGACCTTCGGGCAATGCAGGCCCCATTTGTTAAACTGTCACGGATGATTGATCTGACACAACAGGCAGCTTTGTCCCAGACAACCAGACTTGGTGAACAGATAGGGAAAGTCGGGGGAATTGCTGCCAGGGGAGCAATATCGCCATTGTGGGCATTAGGATCAGCTGGATCGGAAGCTGGTAAAACCTTACTATCTTCTCCAGGATTTAATGTTGGGGGTGCCCAAATGCTTGAGAAAGCAGGAGGCAAATTAAGTGGAGTGACAAGTAAAATCGGTGGTGCAGGCAAGGGAGTAGCGAGAACTGGATTTTCTAATCTTGACCAACTTTTAGGAGGCTCCTTGGCTGCAGGGGCAGCTCCAGTAGGAGCCCAAGTAGGGGCAAGATGGCCTGGTGCTTCTCAACAAGCAACTTTAATGGCTGGGCCACCAACTACAGCAGAAACTACTGCTCCAACAACTACTACCCCAGAAACAGCTCAAACCCAAAGAACGATTACACCAGAGCAAATGCAACAGGTACTTCTTTCTCCTGACATTTCTTCAAAAACCAAAGACAGGATTAAGGCCGCTTATGATGTTCAGGAATCTTATCTTAAAACTCAAAAAACAGGTGGGGGAACGGCTGCGGAAAGACTAAATACTAACAATGCCCTATCAGGGCTAAAAGCTTTGGATGTAATTGAAAGTGAAATAAATAAGAATCCTAATATTGCAATCCAGGCAGCAGTCCCAGGATCGCCAGGGGCAAGAATCTTTGCAACTGCCAGAAAAGAAGCATCAGATATTTTAACCAGGTTAAGAACGGGTGCGGCTCTTAATAAAGATGAAATGAAATTCTATGTTACCCAACTTCCTCAACCATTTGATAGTGCGGAAACTATCAAATATAAAATAAAGTTATTCAGGGAAATTTATAATAGGATTATCCAAAGCGGTGGTGCCCAAACAGCACTTACAGCGACAACAGAAACACAAGCAGAAGAATAACAATAAGGATAATCCAACCATATTTTTCTAGGTTGGTCAGCTTGATGGTACCACGCATTTTGTCAGAGATGCGGCTGACAATAAAGGCACCGCCAATAACGATGATAACAAAAAGTATCGATTCCATTAGTCGTGACTATAACATAACTATAAATAGAATGTCAAATGAAAAACAACAATACTCTAACTTACAGGGTTGAACAATTGGAAAAGAACTATGACAAACTTGATTGCAAGATTGACCACATCTTGACCAACGATTTACCCCATATTCAAGAATCAATGATCCAGATGAAAACCAGAATGACAGTTTTGACCGCCCTAAATATCGGGGCAATTATTTTGGCAATTGTAGTTACCAAACTATTCACATGACACACATTTACAGCAAACTACCAATGGTTCTTTTGTTCTTGGTGTTGGTGGCTTTTGGATATGTCATTTATCTTATGGTATTTCCTTTGGAAGTATTCAAACCTAATATCCAGCCTTATAAGATAATGAACGAAAACAAGACGGTTAAAATTGGGGACAATGTAATTTATCAGGTTGATGCCTGTAAGTTTATGGATATTTCTGCTATTTCCCGAAGGAGTTTTGTCAATGCTATTGAAATCAACTTACCCCCGAAAGAAACTTCCGTAGTTAAAGGATGCAACAAAACCCAAATGTTAGTCCAAGTACCCAATGAAATTATCCCAGGAACATGGCATTTGGAAATAAACATCGAGTATAAGATCAATCCTTTGAGGTCGAAGATATACCATTTAAAGACTGAGAATTTCCAGGTGGTGAAATGAGTCTTAATGATTTTGTCGTAAAGTGGCAAGGGAAATTCCTTGAAATTGCTGGATCGGCAGCATTAAACCAATGTGTCGATTTAGCAAATGGATTTATTCGGGATGTTTTAGGATTACCTATTATTGAATGGACTAATGCCCGTGACTTTCCTACAAAAGCTGGTGACAATTACGATTATATTGGCAATACTCCTGATGGCATTCCCAAGGAAAGTGACTTAGTTATTTGGAACAACACTACCAACGGACACATTGCTGTTTTTATTGAAGGCAATGTTGATTCATTTCGGTCTTTTGACCAAAATTATCCAACTGGTACGCCATGCCATATCCAAAACCATAACTACAATGGCGTAAGTGGCTGGTTGCACCCTAAACAGGTCACACAAGCGACTACAGCCCCTTCTGGGAGTAACTTTCAGTCGATTGAACAGATAATTATCGATTCTTACATGGTAATTTGCGGTGAAGGGCCGAATGATGACGAAAAGAAATACCGGATTGAACATTGGACAAACACTACCGATTTCCTAAAGAGCCTGATGGGGGATTCCCGTTTTACCAAAATCTACATCGATCCAGTCGTCAAAGAAAAAGACGATGAGATTCTACACCTTAAAGATTCCATCCAAGCGGAGTATTTGAAAGACACCGACTTTGGAGACCAATTACATACTGCCCAAAAAGAATTAGAGGATTTGAAAACTCAACTTGCAGAGTGTCAGAAACAAACTCCTCCCCAACCATCAGCAGAAACAATTAGCTGGCTTACTAAACTACTAGATTTCTTTAGAAGGAGGTGAAAAATATGAAATTTGATACAACCCTTGGAAAGACAGTTAAGGTATTACTTTATGTTGTTGCAGCAGGGGCTATCAACGCCCTGATTGCTTATCTTGCTGGCAAACCAGACCTTTTCAACCCATATGTTTTGGGGATTATCAACTTAGTTTTAGTTGCAGGTAAGAATTTCTTTGACCCGAAGGTCAAGAATGCTTGAAGTAATTGGATACCGTAAAATACCAAGAAGAAAAAACAACCATTGGATAATGGTTGAACTGCCTATTTATAAAGATTTAGGTCCAGGAAGTCATTGGACAACTTACTTAGCAAGGAGTGGTGTAAATGTTAGAGAGGCATATACTTGATGGATTTACAGTTCAAGAGACCCAAGAGATTATGGAAGCTTTTGAGCATAACCTCCGTCTTGCGGGAGAATCCAACTATCCTTTCCCGATGCACCGCTTCAGATTTGTTCCCCATCAGCACTTCATTTTCAAGAACGCCAAGGACTTACAGTTTTATGAGGCAGTAAGATGTTTCTCAAGCGGTCAGTATTTAGTCAAGAGACTTTGGGAAAAGAGTTTCCCTGAACATTTAAGAAGCAGAAATAAAATAGATGTTTGGGAATCGGATCAGCCAGTGATATTGCCTTCAAGCCAGGAGATTGAGAAGTTAGACCTTCACCCAAAAACCCCAAGATTTAATTTCATCAGGGATAAATTCAAATGAAAGAAATCTTAATTATTACTAAGGATCGTAAGTTAATTAAAGGGAAACTGTGTTCTTTTGATGTAAATGAAAATGGAATAGACTTTGAAATGGAAGTTACAGGGGGTAAGGTTTATAAAGAAGGTACTTTGGATACGGTTGATATTTTGGTTGAAGTTGATTCGGTAACCCGCCCTAATCACTTATGTCAATCATAAATGGTATAATAAAAGGGCGGTAGTGTTAGTACCGCCCAATTATTCAAACGAAGTCAATATATTCTGTGTGAGTTCCTTGACAATGACCTTTTTTATCTGCGTGTGGACATGGGACTACCTCCACTCCTACTTTTTCAAGTGAATCAAGATATTGTAAAGATTCCTCGTCAGAAATATTACCGAAAACCTTTGAGTTCGGATGGGCTTTAATAAATGCCCTAGCCGATCTCAAATTTACTGGTACACAGTAAGTTCTAATGTTTCTAATCATTTTTTTTCACCTCCTTTCTATATACTAATTATCTCATGGTGTCATTTTGGGAAATGTCTACGCACAAAATGAGGCTAACCTTAAATTCAAAAAGGGTTAAAAAAACTTGTCAAGTCGGGTTTTTTGGAGTTGAGGCTAAGTGTGGGAAAACGGTGTGGCTATTTTGGTAAAATGTTGATGACTTTTCAATGGTCTGACTCAACTGCATCAATCTGCATCATAATCCCTGCTACCCTTTGGGAGTACGGTTTGCCATTATACATTACCAATTTTCCTTCGATTGTTTTATCAACATACAGATCGCCTTCACTGAGTTCTCTTGCCACTTCCTCGATTGCCTGATCCTTTGAATCATACGCCACACAGGAACTAGAGTCAGTGCAGCCAAAACCGAAACCGTTGTTCCCCACAGAGGCCTTAAACCCTGTTGACTCAGCCATACAAATTGACGGGAGAAGTTCATAAGGAAGATTGTATTTGTCAGCGACTTGGACAAACTTTGCGGAGTAGGTTGCGGCTGGTAATTCTCCAAAATAATCTGCGACCTTTGCTGGTCGGATGTCTGGGGTTGGACTGGGGTATTCAATTGTGATGTCGGGTGTAGCATCCTCCTCCGACACGCTTGATTTAGGTATAAAAGCCAGAATTAGTAGGCTCAAGACGAACGCTACTATTCCAATTGCTATGCCTTTTTTCAAGGTTCGGGACTGGGGCTTAGATTCTCCTCAAGTGACTTCCAAAGTCTGCGTGTTTTAAAAAGCCCCAGCACCGAAACTTCAAAGAAGTTTCAACAACTATTATACAACTTACGGATCAAACTTTGCTGATAAACTCCCTACTCCGCAGTTGTCTGTACCTTGTACTGCCACCCAAGTCGATCCAACCGCACCATTAATTTCGGTTGATAGACCGTGGACTTTAAGATTGAATGGCATAGCATTTTCTGATGGGCCGTACCAAACAATGTAATCACCAATTCCCTCATCAACTGGACTCCAGCTAACAAAGATGGTGTCCTTATCAATCCGCTTCAGTTCCAAAACCGTTGGTGTTTCCTTTATTTCCCTTGCCACACAAGCTGGTGGCGGTGACGCTGGGCCTGGTTCTGAGAAGTTATCAACTTTGGCAGAAGGTGTTGATTCCTCTGGTGTTGGTGTAGGTGTAACTTCTGGTGTTGGACTTGGTGATGGCTTAGGACATTCGCCATTTTCCCATCTTCCCTCATCCCCGTTCCTGTGTTCTATCTTCGATTCACAATTCTTGGTTGTGGTAGTGATACAGGGTTCATCTTTCCAATCACTCCAATGTGAATCCCAATGACCAGCAATATCAACAACCTGATCAGCATATCGCCAATGATCATTTATTTTTCTCTTACAATCTTTACTGTTGTCAGTACTGGTATATGCCGAATCAGCTGCTGGACATTTGTAGGTAGCATCTACCCAATGTTGGTGTCTTGTTACAGTCCTTTCATTGCACTTGTCATCACAAGCGGTAACTACTTTCCAAATTGCAACAGCCAGAAAGATTACTAAAAGTACTCCCAAAATAATTTCGATTGTTCTTTTCAAGTTATTTCACCTCCTCTCCAATTTTTACTATTTTAGCTATCGAAAGCGGAACAATAACTACAGTTTTTCCTTTTTTATTCTTCCAAGGTTGTCCCATTTTTAGGGCATCGGCACAATCAATTTCATAATGAGTCTTGGTATTCTTGCCCAGGTAGCACCAGAACAAACTTGTATTTTTAATTGCCTGATAATCCAATCCGATACATAAATCTCTCTGGCCTGGAGTAAATTGCCCTTCCCTGCATAAAAACGGTTGACGGACTTTGTGGATTATCATCTACATTCCCTTCCTTCCAAAGTAATGCCCTAAAATATAACTTATTACTACTATCAATGCTATTAAAAGAAAAGTATTCACTTGTTTATTCTTCTCCAAATTTGTTTAAACCAATACATAAAATAATATGCGATTGCTTCATCGTTTTCTGCCCTGAACTCAACCCCCCGATCATCAAATATCCTTCTTACTAAATGCAAACATTCATGCATCAAAGAATAAAAATCTTTTTTGTTGTCGAGGTTTATTAAATAATATCTCTTTGTTCCACCCTTTTTGTTGTCGATGTCTAAAGTCGTCATTCCAGCATTTCTTAATTTGTCCAATGGTTCTCCAACCTTAACAATTACAGTTGCAAAGTAAATTTTATCGTAAAACTTATATTTCTTCTTCATTCTATCTTTTTTCTAATTGATAAGTTAAACTTTCTTTTTGTAAGTTAATTGGAAAAGTTCTTCTTCTGTTTTTCCACAATTAAAACAATTTGGAGGACACCTGTCTTTCCAAAATTGGTGTTTGCAAGTTTTCCAATAATCTTTTGTCTTTTCTTGTTTATCTTTCACTTTAATCCCTCCAATATCTCTGGATTTTCATAAATATTGCCAATTACTTTATAATAACTGTCTGGATAGTCGCTTTCGGCATCCGTAATACAAACATAAGCAAAACTATTACTATTAAAATCGTCTTGTGAGTTTATTAAAGGCTCATAAGTACAACATTCTTGATTCCATTTAACTACTCCTACAAGCGGTTTGTAAGCGTTGAGAGAAGTATCGCCATAAGCGTTTGTAAATTTTTTAATAATTGGCCAACTTTTCTTTGCCTTTCCTAATTCATTTACTTTAAACTGCATTTCTTCTTTGGAGGCATAACACCAATCAAAATACTCAACAATATCCCCTTCATAAATCTCTTTACCGTTTTTTTCTTTGAGGCCTGTATATTGCATAAGTTCAAACTCATCAAGATATAATATCTTCTTTTTGGGAAGATGTACTCCATACCCACCACCCTGTATCCAAGTAATCTCAAAGACTGGATACATTTTCTTTTCTTTTTTATCCCATGCTCTAAATTTTATGGTTCTCATAATCCCTCCAATACTTTTTATAATTTCTTAATATCAATTAAATCCCAACCATTAAACTCACCAAAATCTTCTAAAACTTTGTTAATGGCTTTTCTTGGGTTGTTTGCCTCAACAACTTCTTTTTTCATTGTGTATTGCATTGCTCCTTTTAGTTGTAAAGCTATTTTCATCTCAACCAAATACCAATTCATTTCTCCAACTCCTTAATTACTTTTTCATAATCCACTTGGGTATTAAGTTCCATTCTTTTAAACATTAAGATGTAACTTCCAAAAGATGTTCATTCTAAGTTTTTAAGGAAATCTTTTCGGCATTGGTTGTAACCTGCATCTTCATAATCATCCCAAGGATCTTCTTTAAGACCAATCTTCTTTTCTTTTGGTACGCACCCCTTAACTTCTTTAAGGATTTGGTCAACTGCTTCTTCCATAAAAATTCCATATTGTTTCTCGGTTGGTGCAAAACTCAAAGCATATTTTCCCAATGTCATTTCTATCTTTAATCTAAGTTTCATTTATTCCTCCTTTAAGTAATTGATAAGTTAATTAAATAATTTTCTAACCATTTTTTACTTGCTATACGAAATCCTATTCGGTGGTTTCTTTTAGACCAAACTAAAGGAACACCAATTGGTATATCAGTTTCTAAATAACCACTAAACTTTATTTTTCGTATTTTCTTCACTTTAATCCCTCCAATAGGTTTTTATTTAAACTCTTTAATATCATACTCACCTAAAAACTTACCTTTCTTTCCAAATACCTTCGCTTTTCCTTTAACAAATACAATCATTATTCCCAACTTTAGGAAATCAAAGAACCAATGCTTTATTGATAGTCCTAATTGGGTTTTTATTCCCCAATAGGAAACTGCCCAGACCTGACTCCAGACCTGACCCCCGACCTGACCCCCGACCTGACTCCTGACCTGACCCCAGACCTGACCCCCGACCTGACCCCCGACCTGACCCCAGACCTGACTCCAGACCTGATCCCCGACCTGACTCCTGACCTGACCCCCGACCTGACTCCAGACCTGACCCCCGACCTGACTCCAGACCTGACTCCCGACCTGACTCCAGACCTGACTCCAGACCTGACTCCTGACCTGACTCCAGACCTGACTCCAGACCTGATTCCTGACTTTTACAGGAATTGCTTTCTTTATTTCCTCAACTGGCGGCAATTTGGTTGCTTGATAGGGATTAAATTTCTTATCGGAATACTTAAAACTTTTAATCTTGTCCTGATAGGTTAATAGTTTAGGAGAAACCTTCATAGCCAAAGACTTAAACTTCGGGTCTAATAATTTGTCCCATTCTTCGGGAACCCCTTTAAGCCATTTGGCAAGTTGGGCTTGAGATTTAAGATTTTTCTTTACTAATTCGGAAGATAATTTAGTTGCTTTTTCAATATCTACTTTGGCAAGAATATTCTTTGCAACTTCATCATAATGAACTTGATTTAGTTCCTTCTTCCACCAAAGGTACTCAAACTTCCTGTATTTGTCCTCATTAATCCTCAACTCTTTTGCCCCATCTGAATGGGATACAGTCTTTTTGGCATAAAGAGCCTTCTTATTATTTGCGAATATAGCACAACCTTGACACATATTTACTCCTTTCTTAAACTTTCAATTACACTTTCATAATCTATTTCTGTTTCTTCCAAAATTCCCAAGGTTTTTTAATATCCCATTTAACTTGGGCAAATCCAGTTCCGTATTTCATTGCGTATTTCATCCATGTTTTAGTATTCCATTCCATTGAATGGTGGTAATGTCGCTTCCGTCTAATTTCTAATCTAATATTAAATTTACCGAACCATTTATTTATTTTCACTTAGTTCCTTAATCACAAGGTTATAGTCAATATCAACTGCCATTTCCATTCTTTTAAACATTAAATAGTTTCTTTCTTTATTGTTTTGTTTTTCCTAAACACCCAAATCTCTTTGACAATCTTGTCAACATTAAAATCTTTGATCTTATCTCTCAATTCTTTTGGGACTCCCTGATGTCCTTTAATGGCAATAAGCCGCAGAGTTCCCCTTCGATAACACAGAAGATCGAATCTCGCAAGGAAATCAACTTGGTATCCTTTGGAAACTCTAAAAGGTCGTACCTTCCAGTCCACTTCCCAACCCTCTTTTTCAAGCTCGGCCTGTGCTTTTTTCTCATATTTTGACCTGCTCATTTAGAAAGTAATGGCCTAGTTAATAATCCTGCCCATACAAGTATCAACTAGGCCAAACATTTTTATTCTTCCCCTTCTGCGGGGACTTCTACTTCAGGAGCTTTTTCTTCTTCAACTTTTGGTTCGTCTGCCATACTTATCACTTCCTTTCTCCTTAGATTGTCAGTCCCCTAAATTATACTTTAATATCCAGCCCTACAAAAGACTTTTAAAGATCAAAGTCGCCTGTTTCTACCCAATGATCCCACAATTCAAGGTCATTGTTCTGCCTTGCGACATCAATATCAATCCCTTGGCTGATACAACTTTTGGCAAGCGTCAATCTTCTTATCTGGTCGTTTTTAATCTTTTCCCTTTCGGCTTGCCTATCTTCCTTATCCCGCCACATCTTTTCTTCACTTGTCATCTCTGGCTTGGGTTCCTTCATGGTATTCCCTAGCATTTCCACAGCTTCCTCGGCGGTGATTTGTTCTGTTACCTCATCAGTTGTTGGAACTGGCGGGGTAATAGGTTCCCTGTTCATTTGATTTAGGTCAACCTGATAAAGACCATAACACATTACTTTGTCCATTCCTTCTACCCAGTGGTAGAATCTTCCTTTCTTGTCTTTCCTTTCCATAACTATTTTATGCTTGACGCAGTTCATTTTGTGCTCCTTTCACGAGCTTGCCATCTTTAAAACCTTTGGCATAGGCTAACGACATTAAGTTCATAATAAATTCTTTCAATAAGTCTGCCCGATATTGATTCTCTTTTTCCAACATCCCAGCTTCAGAGAGATAGAGAAGGTTAAGAGTATTCAACTCTTGGTGGTAAGCGGTGTTGTCAATATCGTAGGCATTAGCTGTTGGCTTGTCCATTTTTCTCCTTTTCTTTTCTTGCTAAATAACGACCTCGATACATCTGCCAGCACTCATAGATCATTGCCATCCTTCTTTTCTGGGCTGCATTAACCGCTTCTTTATTGTGTCCCCGCCATTTCTTATTCATTTTTGTGCGGTGTTCCTTGAATTTTGGGTCATTGGCATATTTCACCCTGAATATATCAGCCAGTTTAATCTTGTAAGCCTTGTACTCCTTTGGGTGGGTGGCTCTCCACTTGTAGGTATAGGCTCTCCATTTGGCTTTCTGTTCTTCTGAGGCTTGTTTCTTAAAGAGGTTCATGCTTTTGGTTTTAAAAGATTTAAAACTTCCTCCTTTTTGAATCTCCATTGACGACTACCTTGAATCTTGTAGGCGGGGAGAATATCTTTTTTAACCCAAAGCCAGATAGTCTGTCTGCTAATTTTGAAGAAAGTTGAAACTTCACTGCTGGTTAAATATTCTTCGGATTCCATTTGTTATACCTTTCTAATTTATTTAAACAATCCTGACATTGTACTGAAGTGATTGATATTTCTTCATAACAGGTTGGGCATACTCTGCGGTTATGGTTTGTGCAGGAATAGGCAGAAGTATCATCATCAACTTGATCTACCAAACAGTTACGATGATTTGTCATAGTAAATATGATTGTAGAGGTTAAGCGATGGTTTGTCAAGGGGGAGTTTAGGATCAAGCAGTACCGATCATGGCATTAAATGATCCTTGAGTGACAGTTAAAGTCCCCAATTGGATGGTGGTTGATTCCTTTTTAAAGACAGGGGTTAGACATTCACCGCACAACAGTTCAAAACTATCCCCGACAACCACAACCGTCTGGTGTTCCCCATCCCATCGTCTTTTGGGTAGCCTGATGGCAATTGAAAGGTCGGGAAGGATTTTGGCAATTAGTTTGTTGCCACTGATCGTTTCTGGATCAGGACTTGCTGGATTGAAATAAAAACAATTAGGGCACCTGATTATTGGCGACATCTTTACCCTGTATTATATCGAATGGAACCAAACTATTCACCCATCGCTGTTGTTCCTCAACAAATGCTTCGAAGTGGTCAATCTCCAATTGGGTTCCAATATCAAAGTAAATCCACTCATCCCTGGCTACCCGATAGACTGAAGGCTGAGCTATTCTCTCAGTCATGTTACGCTTATTAAAGATTTCCTCTAAGAGATAATGCTGGTTGATAGATTCAAGTGCTTCTTTGTTGATTATCAATGTGCCACCGTTTTTTAAAAAAATACCCAAGACCTTATCCTTGCTGAAGAACGCAGTTACTTGGGCTTTCCCTTTCTTATGTTCGGCAATCAACTCGGTGATGTCACAGTTGGTAATAGTATCCCCATTGACTACCAAGAAATCATCTTCCTTTTCAGTCAGCCAATCAGCATTTCTGCAAACTGTTTCGGCTGTACCAGTAAGCTCGGCAGTATAGTCATACTTCACCTGATCTTTAAAATAATCCTTGATAACATCAGCCTTATAGTGGACATAAATCATTATCTCTGTGATCCCATGTCGGTTAAGATTCCCGATGATCCATTCAAGACAGGGTTTGCCCGCTACCTTGACCATCGGCTTGGGAATGTCTTTGGTGATAGGCCAGAGCCTTGTTCCCAAACCACCTGCTAAAATTAGGCCTCTCGTTTTAAATCCCTCCAGATTTTATGGATCAAATGCAAATGATATTCTTGACAGTGGGCCGTATCTCCCTTTCTTGGAAAATCTATTATCTCTAAGTCGTGACACTTAGCCCAATAGAATGTTTTAAGGATATTCTTGGATTTTCCTGAAGTTGACAGGCAGATTAAAATGTCGCCTTCTTCAGCCAAGGCCATAAGCTGATCCCGAAAGATATTCTCATATCCCTCATCGTTGGCAATGGCGGTAATGACTGATATGTCAGAACAAAGTGAAATAGCGGGGTATCCTTCGTGGACTAACTCTGCGGCAAAGTGGTTGGCTTGCTGGGCTGATCCCCCGTTACCGCAAATAAAAGCTCGGTTGCCTCTTTCAAAACATTTAGTAAGTCTGGTTACTATCTCGTTGGCTGGCGATTTCATCTATGCGACCTTGTAATGGCTCCCATTTAGGTGTGAACAGTTCACAAAGCACGGGATCATTGCCCCTCATGGCATCTTTAATATCATCTGTATATCTGATCCCATAAGCCAAGGCTATTGTTGAGAAATTAGGGAATCCCAAGCCAGTCTTGGGTGATTCACCCATTACATGATGAAAGTATTTCTTTTGGGTATGTCTTATCAGGAGATAGCCGTCATTATTAAGCACGAAAATCTTTATTTTTAGTTTGTTTTTGACGACTGTTGCCAACTCCTGAATGTTCATTTGTAGGCAACCATCACCCGTGATGCAAATTACTCTCCTCCCTGAAGCCAACTGTACTCCCATTGCTGCGGGCCAATAGCCCATCGTTGAGATTCCTCCCGTGGTGATGTATCTTTGGCCTTTCTTGATCTGCCAGATTTGTGAGGCGATATGAAATGAGGAGGAGGTATCAACTACAATCATGTCATCAGGTTTGGCTCGGTCTGATATTTCCCTGATTGCTTTGTACGATCCTGTCAGTTCCAAAGGATAATCCCTTTTCCATTGTTGGCACTGGGCAAGCCACTCGTTGTTTCTGATCTCCACTCGCCATTGCTTGTAGAAATCTTTGGCTGACATATTGTACTTAACATCAGCCCGAATCTTTGCCAATTCTTTCTTATCAATATCAACAATCACTCTTTTAGCATTGGGGGCAAAGTCCTCATTGTTATAGCCAGCAAAGCCAGGATCAAGTCTTGCCCCCACACAAAAGACAATATCAGCATTTTGAACAGCAAGATAGGATGGCTTATCGGTGAATAACCCGTATCTACCAATAAATAAAGGATTGTCTGATTCAATCAAATCAATTCCCAATCGGGTGGTAATGATAGGCAGACCGAACTTAGTCCAGTCTAAGCCTCTGGCTCCATTACCGATTATTAAGAGAGGTTTTGAATATCTAGACGAATTGACCTTTGCCATTTCTTTCCCTTTCATCATATTTAATATGGCAACTGATACATAATGCCATCCAACCGTCAAGGTCACGCTTATAATCGTGGTTGATATTAGCCCATTGGATTTTCATAGTTGATCCACAAAAACTACACCATAAAGGTCGCCCTTTATACTTACGAATCCATTTGTGTAATTGAGAATATCCAACCTTATCGCCTTTCCAGCTGGAACTTTTATTACCCAACCTTTGTTCACTCCATCTCTTTTTCAATTCTTCTGATGGGTGATGCCCTACTCCCCATTTATTTCCAAGATGTGCCATACCTATCTTGGCTCTTGATTCAGCTGAAAGTTGCCTACCCATAAGTCCAAGACTTATTTTGCGTCTTGTTTCTTCTGATTGTTTCCTGCCTAAATTTATTTTATGTCCTTTTGGAAATGGGTTATTAGATGTCATGTTTCCTTCGATTGGACATCAAGCGGACATTCTATCCAACATGGCCCTTTCCTACCCGTGGTGGCCTCTTTAAGGGCCTTAGACAACACATTTTTTAAGTCCTTGCCAGTCAATGTAACAAAGTATTTGGTGATGGGGGTTACAATCGCCTCAGTATTGACTCCCTGCAACCCTACTTGCCTCATTTTATTCTTCTTCAGGTAAGCAACTTCATTGGAATAGTTTGTTCCTGAAATGATAATCATAGGAGAGGAATCACACCACGCACCAACCACACCATTTAAGACATTGATTACTCCTGGCCCTGCTGTGACCATACAAACTCCAAGTCCTGCAATCCTGCCGTAAGCCTCTGCTGCCATACCAGCTGCCTGTTCGTGATGGCAGAAAATCGGTTTGATCTTTGAACTAAAAAGGGCATCATTTAAAAACATCGCATGACCACCTGGTACGGTGAAGATATGCTTCACGCCCTTATCTTCCAAGAATTTCATTATCTTATTCGATATATTTGTACCAGTCACTTGGCCCCACCCCCATAAGTTCAGTTGGATTAAGTATTTCTTTAACTGCCTGTTTGACTCCTGGTCTGTCAATATCATGCCCTGCTATCATTCCCCCTACTTTAACTTTTGGTAACCAAGCCTCGATGTCTTTCTTGACAAATTTGTATTCGTGGTTGGCATCAATATAGACAAAATCAAGAGTTTTATTTGTTATTTTTTTGGCTGCTTTTACTGAAGGGCTTTTGATAAAAACCACTTGCTTGTAGTCTTTCAACCTTTCTTTGGCGTTTGCTTCACTAGCAGTTGAATCAAGGATGCTTTCTTCTTCTTTGTATTTCTTCCAAATATCAACCAGATATAACTTTTTAATATCAAGATTCTTTAATATCCTTTCGGCATTACCCCCGTCAGCAACTCCTATCTCTGCCCCGACAAGTTTCTTTCTGTCCTTTAATAGATCAAGTGATGGCCTCATGATAAAGCCTCGATCCTGCTTGTTTTTAGTTTGCTTGCTACCTCAATGATCTGATCTTCCTGTCCTGCTACCACTTTTCTTTTACCAAGTTCAACAAATATATCCCTCACATCAACATTAAATCGCTTAGCAGCCCGTTTTGCAAGAGGGGCAAATCCTGAGAAAACACCAGCCAAACCAGAGACGATACTGATTGGTGAGATGACCTGTGGTGGGGCGAACGAGTCAATAAATTCAGAGGCATCTAAGAGCTTGTAAAAGTCAACGCCAGTTTCATATCCCATCTTATCCATGACCGCTATCAGGATTTCCAAAGGACAATTACCAGCCCCAGCCCCAAACCCTCTGGTTGTACCATCAATAATTGTTGCCCCTGCCTCTATGGCACCAATTGCATTGGCGACTGCCAATCCTAAATTATTATGTGGGTGATAACCAACTGGAATATCCAAACCGTCAACTAGACAATCTACTTTCCACATAACATCTTCTGGTAAAGAAGCCCCAGCCGAATCCATTAAAAGTACCCCATCTGCACCATAGCCTTGCATTAGTTTTGCTTGTTCCAATAGCATCTCTTTCTCTATCATGTGACTCATCATCAAGCAACCATAGACTTTCAAACCCTTGCTTTTGGCATATTCCATGTGCTGTCTGGTGATGTTTGCTTCGGTGCAGTGGCAGCCAATCTCAAGATAATCAATCAGGTCAATGATCGGTTCAAGATCGTTCTTAATTGTGCCGAATCCTGGGATTAGGAAAGTGCCAAGTTTAGTATTCTTCAATTCTTTTTTAGCCGCCACCAGCATTTGCCTATCAGTCAATAAGGAGAAATCAAGGTGGATTGATGAAGCACCGATCCCATCACCATGACCGACAAAGATCACAGGTATCTTAGCCTCCTCTGCCAACTTTGCATACTTTGAAATCTGGCTTTTGGTCAGTTGGTGTCTAACCGCATGACTACCATCCCTTAAACTGCTGTCAAATATCTCAATTCTTGATTCCATCATCCTCCAAGTATTGTAAGAACTTATTGATTAAGGTTTCCGCAAATCCTTTAAAATAAATATCTGGCCCAGAGTGGTAGACTCTCAACTTTGGTTTCCATTCTTTCGGTATCCTGTCTTTCAGGTTTCTGTCAGTCAGGATTATATGGTCTGCCCACTTTCCCAGCATTGTCAAAGTTTCTTTGCTTGATTCCCTTAACCCTACCGATATTGCTTCCATTCCAAAGCTCTTTTTGAATAGCCAAGCCAAGGCAACCGATCTTGAATTGCCACCTTCACAAACGCATAGTATCTTGTCAGTCTTTTTGATTTTTCTTAGCATAAGACTCCGCAATATAAAGGGCTATACAGTTAATCATATCAAGATTTCCTGCATAGGGTGGCAAGTAATCCCCCGATCCCGTAACCTCGTTAATGAAAGTCAGCCTGTTAGTTTCAAAGACTGGCTTTAAGATTAACCTGTATCCTGGCACATATTCTTTCATTCTTGCCACCACTTTTTTAAGATTTGGTTTCCGCTCTACAACAGCGTAGATCGTGTTGTGCATCACAATCGGTGGTTCTGCTGGGTTGAGGATGATAATGGCTTTAGATTTGACCTGGCACAGTTCAGTGATGGCATCAGAGGTGATTCTGGTGTACTCATCAATGTTATTTCTTGTCCCTAGTCCTGCTGATTTGGAAGCAATAGTTGAAACCACCTCGACATAAGACGGATTGACCAAGGCATTGATTAAAGGAATTGTTGCCTGGACTCCGCAAGAACCAAGGGATAGTTCCTGCTCGGAAAGACATTCCTCTAAGTTGATCTCTGGCACACACAACTTGCCGATATGGGATGGTGTCAGGTCTAGAACAAACCTATCCTTTAGTTTGGGTGAATGTTCCTGGTGGGCTTTGGCTGTGGTGGCTGAGAAAACGATTCTGGCATTTGATTTTAAGATTGCATCAATTGATTTGTCGCTGGTTGGTATTCCAAACTCTTTGGCTTTTTCTATTCCTGGTGAGTCTTTGCGTTGTCCAGCAAACATCACACACTCCAAGAGGGGAGATCGGATGACCTTCATCAAAAGATCAGTTCCTATCAAGCCTGTACCAAGAATTGCGACTGGTATTTTTTCAGACATTTATCAAAGTTTGAAAACTTAAACTTTAATTCCTCCCGTAGTCGTGTATCATCACAGGTGTATTCATTCCCTGGATCACCCAAAATATATGGTTTCTTTAGTTTCTTTGCAATATCAGTCAGTCTGATCTTTGTACCACCGATATTGTAGGTGCGGTATTCCGAATCGTTGTTAATAAACCAGTCAATGATCTTTACCAAGTCATCAACATAACAGTAATTAAATAGGCAATCGTGGATATAAAGTTCTTCAGGATCAGACAATATGGTTGAGATAAACCTATCAGGCTTTTCATATTTCCCCCAAGCCGCCATAGTCCGTAGGTTGACCATATCTTTTTTGGTTCTTTCAATTACCATGCCGATTACCTGCTTTGCCATCCCGTAAAAGTCAGTCGGTATTCTTTCAAAAGTTTCTTTGACATTGACAATCGGCAACTGCTTGCCATATTCTGCACCCGATCCCATATTAATCAGCTTGCCAAAGTGTTCCTCATTCTGGATTATGTTCTCAAACATACAGACATTCTGGTAAAAGACATCCTCCCCGTCAGTCTTGTTTCCCCTGCCACCAACCCCAGCGGTATGGATCACCACATCAAAGTATTTATTCTTAAAGAACTTGTTGACCGCTTTGGGATCAAGTAAATCAAGACCAAGGTGCAAGGGGGCGGTAAAGTTGTACTTTAATTGTTCCCGAATGTTTTTTGCTATAAAGCTTGAACCCGAACTAATTAATATCTTTTTCATGCAAGAAATTGTCTAACACTTTCCCAATATGGAGGATATTATCATCAGTCAATGCTGGGTGGCAAGCAATCAAAAACGCCTGTTTCATTAAAAGGTCAGATACTGGCAAATCCCCTAAGATTATTCCTGTTCCCTTAAAGGCTGGTTGTCTTGTTATGTTGCCTGCAAAGAACAGACGACATCTTATCTCATGCTTTTCAAAGTATTTGACTAATTGATCTCTTGTAAAGATTGTGTTTTCCTTGACCACCACGGGATAGTTAAACCATGATGGGGTTGCCTCTTTGTGGTGTTTGGGCATGACAAAATAGGGCGATCTGTTGAACAAATCAAATAGTTTCTGGTAGTTGGCGTTCCTCTTTTCGATAAAACTATCCAGTTTATCCATCTGGGCAATTCCAAAGGCACAATTTAAATCTGCTGGCTTGAGGTTGTAGCCAATATGGGAGTAAGTGTAGCGGTAGTCATAAGAGATTGAATCTACCATCACAAAGTTTCTTTCATCAGTCGTGTAAGCATCGTAATAGGTTGGAGAATTGTGAGTTTTACCCCAATCCCTAAGTGAGATTGCCCTTGTTGCATAGTCATCATTGGAGGTTAGCATCATTCCTCCCAATCCCCCTGCTGTAATATGATGGCTTGGATAAAAAGAAACACAGGAAATGTCCCCGAATGATCCGACTTGTTTCTTGCCCCACATAGCCCCTAGAGCGTCGCAGATGTCCTCTATGACCAAGAGGTTGTGAAGTTTAGCAATCGCCATCACCTTGTCCATGTTGGCTACATTGCCGACTGTGTGGGCAAATACGACAGCTTTTGCATCATGTTGCATGGTCGCTTTGGCAATCTCATGGGGATCAATAGAATATGATGTCATTTCAGCATCAACATAAATGGGAATAAGTCCAGCATGGATAATCGGGCTAACTGTAGCTGGGAAACCACAAGCACAAACGATAACTTTTGAACCTTTGGGTAATTCTAAGGATTGAACAGCAAGAAGTAGAGCAGATGATCCAGAGTTGGTAACTATACCGTATTTATGACCGACATATTTGGCAACCTTGTCCTCAAACTCTTTGGCATATTTACCGACTCCCAGCCAACCCTCATCAAGAACTTTAATCACCGCCTCTTTTTCCAAATTGTCATAAACTGTGGCACCGACTAAAATGGCAGACATTCTACCAGATAGTATAGCACACCCTAAAATTGGGGGTTGCAATTGTTTTTTAATTGTGGTTATGATACATTGACGGGTAAGAGCCCTAAACATTTACCCGTCTTAGGGCTTTTTTTGTGGACACTACTATTCCAGTCAACTATCTAAAAGATTTCACCAGAAGAAAAACTTTTGCTGTTCGTGGCGGATTACCATTAACCAAAAAAATGTGGCGTGATGGCTACAATCGAGCATTATTTGATGTTGAAGTTGCTATTGATATGTATTTACAAGATCGGCAAGGGGTTAAAGAGGATTAGCCGATTTAAAAGCAGTGCAAATCTGCATACTTAGGGCTTCCCTGCCTTTAGTAGTATTTTAATCCTCGGCTTTCGAAGGGAACTCAACTGACGGTAATAAAAAGAGGATGCCTTCTTCTTTGAGGGAAGGGGAGCATCCTCTGGGAATCTTACTTCTGGTAATAGTATTAAGCTATATGGAGAGTATAGAGTAAGGGGCGTTTGGCGACTTTTATCCATTTGCTTTTCACTTTTATCCATTTGCTTTTTGAAATTCAGTCAGTGCCCTGAAATTGATTTTCGCCTTCATTTTTCCATAATCGGTTGGTGTATACTTTTCCTCAAAGCCTCGACTTCTTAAAGTTCCTGCAACTCTTTCTTCTGCTCCATACATTCCATTAAATGGAAAAGAGCTTAGACCATTTTTGGTTGTATAGATACAATTAAAATACTCGCCACTGCAGCCATAAATTCCATGAGTATAACCAACTTTTAAAATTGTAAATTGTTTTGTCATTTATTTCTCACCCCCTTCCTTTTTGTTTTACTTTAATGGTGTCCTGCAATCGGCTTGCAACCCATAGACGGCACAAACTGATCGATTGTAATTATCTAGTCTTTTTTGACTTAGCTTGAATACTATAATTAATATGATTGCTACTGCTAAGATAATTAAAATGGTTCTTAACATACTATTAATATATAACCTATCCTAGTTAATTATAGTATAATATAGAGTATTGTCAATAGGCAACTTATGGCTGGCAATATGATATAATCCAATCAAATGGCAAACGATTTAACAGTACCAGAAGAAACAAAGCCTCAAACCTTAGCTGAAGTTCAACTATGGGCAAAAGAAAAAGGTAATAGACATAAGATTAATCAATATAAGTTTAAAAAGATATTAAAGTTTTTAAAGCAAGGACATACGATCAAAGATACTTGTAGTCTAGTCTATATTTCAGAACCAACTTTTTATAGATTCTTAAATCGTAATGAAAGCCTTGTAAGCCAAATAGAAGAAGCAATGGTATTTTTTAAAGCTAGACATTTAACGAATGTTAATAAAGCCTCTAGAACAGACGCTAAACACTCTGAATGGCTTCTAGAACGCATATTCCCCAACCAATTCGCTCCTAAGTCTATGCTAGCAGTACAAAGCAAGGGTGAGCTAAGAATAGTTATAACTCCAAGTGGCTACAACCCCAACAAAGATAACCTATAGGCGTTAGTATAGCCTAATCATGCCTGTACAGCGTCACAAAAGCATTATTGTGCGACATGGCATGAACAAACTGTATCAATAGCCGTATCACAATGCTTCTTTTTATATCATTATTCTAGATCATGGCTTGGCGTGGCTAGAATAGGGTGGTTGGGCACTGGGCGGGCACCCAGGGGGGACTAAATATTTTTACTACTGTATTCTGTTCTAATTCCATTTCCAAATAAAAAATACCCTATTGACATAAGTCATGACAGTATGGTAGTATTGCATCATGAAATTTGTTAATGCGAGAAAGTTCTTTAGGACTCCCTACCGCTATTTGGATAAACTGCCTCTTACTATTACGGTTAGAAGAATCCCAAAGTATATTATTAGGAAAATTGAAGAAAAGCACTCCTAAACTTCCCTATTGACATTAATGTGCATCTGCTGTACATTATTAACATCTCAAAAAGGAGGAGGTGAAAATAATGCAAATAGATGTAACAATAAAAGGTTCAGCACAATTACTCCTTCACAAATATCCCGTAGCAGCCGCTTCAACCAAAAAGATCACAAGTCAAACAACTGATTATTCCGAGGAATGGATAAAGACCACCTATCTTAATGATAAGGGTGAGGTCATTATGCCTTGGACTAACCTGATGGCTTGTATGTTTGAAGGCTCAAAAGGAAAAAAGATAAGGAAAGTTGCAATAACCCGAGTTATTTATACATCTCTTGCCATTGCCAACCAAGAACCTTTGGTACTGGTTGAAGGAAAACCAGTAACGATTGATAGAATTAAGGAAAATGATTGGCTTCATACTTGCGGTGTTGTTGTTCAAAGATCAAGAGTGGATCGGATAAGAACAGCAATTCCCGAAGGTTATGAAGTTAGTTTTTCTATCACAACTAAACCCAATAATGTTTTGTCGGTAGATGACATCAAAGAGATTTTAACCAACGCAGGTATTGTAGCAGGACTGGGCGATTGGCGACCATCGTCACCAAAGAAACCAGGCCCATACGGTACCTTTGATGTAATTTCCTTTAAAGAGGTGAAGTAAGTTTTTTGGTGCGGTGTGGTAAGTTATGGTGCGGTTCGGTATGGCAGGGCAAGACTAATTAAATATGTTCCAACCCAAAAATGAAAAAGCCTATTGGCAGATGATCTACGATTTTGTAGAGGATAAACCAACAGGAACGATCTTTGAGTATGGTGAATTGACGGAAGTTATTGACTCTGATATTCGTGAGAATAGGACTTCACTTTACAGGGCTAAGAAAGAACTTCTAAAAACTCAAAAGCGTTCCTTGAATATTGAGAGAGGAATTGGTTACAAACTTGTTGAAGGCATGGATATATTAAATCGTGCTGAGGAACACCATGATTCTGCTGGAAGGCAGGTAAAAATGGCTAATTTCGAAACACGACACATTGATACCGTAAAACTAACTCCTGAAGAAAAAGCAAAAGTTCAGGATTTTATGGCGTTCAATGCTAACATAAGGGCTGCTTTCAATCAGACCTTTGACAATATCCAAAGAGCCAGTCAGGTAACTCAAGTAGCCCAACAGTTCACAGAAAGTGAACTTAATAAGCTACGGGAAATGATAAGCAAGTAGTTTGTGGCTAGGTGCGTTTGGGTTCGGTATGGTATGGCGGGGTTTGGCGAGTTGCGGTTCGGTAGTGTGCGGTGTGGTACGGTGTGGTGGGTTTGGGCAAGGCAAGGCTAAGAACTTATCTTACAAGGTGCGGTAAGGTACGGCAAGATAGGGCCAGTTATGGTATTGCATGTTCAGGTTTGTTGAGGCCCGTTTCGTTGGGGTTAGGTAAGTTCCGTTAAGTTAAGGCACGGCAAGGATGGATTTATCTTATAAGGCCAGGTAAGGCGGGTTGAGGCGTGGTAATGCATGGCATGGTCTGTCGAGATCAGGTACGGCGGGGCTAGGTGAGTTCCGTTAAGTCAGGGCAAGGCAAGTATGTTAAAATGATCTTATGGCGGATACTCATGAAATAATTTTTCCACCATCCGACTTGATGCCCCATCAAAGTCAGGTAATCTTTGATCCTACTCGTTTTAAAATTCTTGTTTGGCACAGACGGGCACGAAAAACTACGACTGCTTTAATTGAACTAATTAACCAAGCCTTAATGCGAGTTGGAGTCTACTGGCATTTGTTTCCTACCTATTCTGAAGCCAAAGATGCAATTTGGCGTGATCCTAATATGCTTTTCCGCATTATTCCCGAAGGAATTATCGCCAAGAAAAATGAACAGGAATTAGTTTTAACCTTAAAAAATCACTCAGTAATTCAGCTCAAGGGGGCCGATGATCCAGATTTTTTGCGGGGTGCTGGGCCGATGGGGATTGTGTTTGACGAATTTCAAAAACAGAAGATCGAAGCATGGCAAATCTTGGAGCCAGTTCTCAGGGCAAATAACGGTTGGGCATGGTTTATCGGAACCCCGATGGGCAAGAATCATTTATGGGATTTTTACCAAAGAGGAGAATCGGAAAAGTTTGCAGAATGGAAGTCTTGGCTTTTAAGAGCCTCAGCTTCAGGAGTTTTAAAACCTTCAGTTTTGGAAGAAGCCAGGCGTACCGCCATCTCCGAGGAATTCTATAACCAAGAATACGAGTGTGCCTGGATGGAAGGTGTCGGGCAAGTCTTTAAAGGAGTCCGTGCAGTCGCCACAGCCACTCCAGAACCCCCAATACCAGGTGAACTGTATGTGGTGGGGTGCGATCTTGCCAAACACCAGGCTTACACCGTCTTAACAGTTTTCAAAAGATCAACCAACCAGCAGGTTTATCAGGAAAGGTTTAACCAGATTGACTGGGTTTATCAGAAAAACAAGATTGCTGAAGTTTGCCGACATTATAACCACGCCATTTGCTGTATTGATTCAACAGGAATAGGGGATCCGATTGTTGATGACCTCTCAAGAATGTCAATCGCCTGTGATCCAATTACCATCACCCATACCCTAAAGTTAGAGATGATCCAAAAGTTATCAATCTGGATTCAATTAAAAAGATTTTCAATTATTAACTTAGAGGAAACGCTTAATGAATTGGAGAATTTCTCTTACAAGATAGGCCCGACAGGAAAAATCTATTACGGTGCACCTGAAGGAAAGGAAATGCACGATGATATTGTCATCTCCCTGGCCCTGGCAGTCCACGAATTGAATCCCGTTGTCATCCCACAGCAGATTGTTGAACTGACACCTTTACAAAAATTCAAAAAAAGACTTATAATGGAGTCGGAATATGACTACCAAAACCAGCAAGAATGGGAAGAAGCAGGATTTGAAGGCCCAATTTAGCCAAGAGGATTTACATGTTGCACTTCGGGACTTATTTGACCTCTTTGAAAAACTCTCAGGAACCAAATGTCTACTATTGGGTGAAACCGCCAGAACTGTCAAGGCGGGGAGGTTGGATGTTGACAGACTCCAGGCAGGGATCAGACAACTTGATTTGACTCCCGAAAGAAAAGGAACAATCTACTCCCACCTTGCCGATTACTTGAGGCGGGGTTACACAAAAACTATGGTATTTGAGCCTGATTCTCCACCAGCAGGGGAACTTTTAATCTCTTACGATTTTATGGGTATCCCGATAGATATTACTGTTATTAACACCCCCAACCCCTACATTGACAATCCCGATCCAATCACTTACAACTTTGACTATTTTGTAATTCCCAACCCATTGGAGGAATATCTGCGTGGCTGAAATAATTGCTATCGCTTTTCTGGCCTTTAACGACCTTGGCCTTCTGGCTTTTCTGGCCTGGTATCTTTATCTGGAGAATAAACAAAAGAATAAGATGATCAATTCCCTGATGGCAAGGAACGCCCAGGATTTTTCAAACTTTGAAATGACAGATAAGATCGAGGCGATTAAACCCCAAGAACCGACTCCAGAATTACCACCCGAATGGTCTGAAGTTTCCTCCCTTGATGACGAAACCTTTGACAAAACAATTCTTAACGCCTAAAATTAAGACAAGATTACGGAAATAAGGGGCCGTGGAAAGGCTCTTTTTTTATGCCAGATTTAGGGGAATTTCAAACCGCACAGGTCGAGTCGGAGAATATCGGTCAAACTATTGACGAGGTAATGTCATGGCTGAAAATGGTCAGACGGGTGCATGAAAGACACTGGTATGACAATAACTTTTTTGATGATGGATACCATTTCCGCTACCTTTCCCGATCAACTGGCAAGATAGTTGATTTATCTGCCTCATCAGACCTCCAAGCACCTACCAGGGCAATCCCCAAAGCATCCAAACAAATAAGGGGGGTAGCCAACCTTTTAGTAATCAACGATCCAACACCCGTGGTCTATCCCTCTCAGCTGAATGTATCGGCTTTTGCCAACCCCCAGGAACTTTTACAAGCCAAGCAAGCAACCCAAAAAATAGCCTCACTTACAGGTCATTGGATCGAGGAGGAGTTCAAAAAGCAGGAAATATCCGAGAAATTGGCCTTAATGGTCATTTTGGCGGCCAAACATGGGGTATCTTTCATGCAAGTTTGGCCCGATGCGGTACAAGAGAAGATCAGAACCCAGGTTTATGACGCTTTTGACATCTATCTCAAAGGAAATCTGACCGAAATCTATGATTCTCCCGTTTTAATCAAAGGAATACCCAGAACCATCGCTGAAATCAAGGCAAATGAGCTATTTGATCCAGCACAACGCCTTAAACTCTCTCCAGACAATAAATTGGCCTCATCTGAGATTAAAGAGGCTTATGAGAAGGCAAAAGAGGGATTTCAAGGCAATCCTGACATAATTGCCACTGTAATCTTAAAAGAGGCGTTTTTGAAGGAATATGTCAGTGCTAAAAACCGAGATCGGGTGAAAAAGTCGAAAATTGACCGAAAAGACGGTGATCCTGTCATCCGTCACTCTTTTGTTGCTGGGGATACCTGGCTTTATGACGAATACCTTGATATTCCCGAATATCCTTTTGTCGAGTTCAGGTTTGAACCAGGCCCAATCTACCAAGTGCCGTTGATTGAAAGATTTATTCCCCAAAATAAATCCCTGGATGTTATTACCTCAAGGGTTGAAAGATATGTTAATACGATGGTTACTGGATTCTGGCTTAAAAGACAAGGAGAACAATGGAAACCGACTAATGTTCCAGGCGGTCAGGTGATCGAATACATGACCACTCCCCCAGTCCAAGGCAACATTTCCCCAATCCCCAACTTTGTCTTTTCCTTTATGGGGCTTCTGTCCACTTTCATTGAGGAGCAGGGAGTCACCATGTCAACTCTTGCCAAGATTCCAACGGGTGTTCGGGCAAATGCAGCAATCGAATCATTAAAGGAATCAGAATATGCCTCACTTGCTATACCGCAGAGGAGATTCAAAAATACAGTCAAGAAACTTGCCCAAAAGTTTTTGGATATAGCCGATGATTATTTTGTTACTCCCCAGACTTATGAATATCTTGAAAAGGGAGAACCGCAGTATTTTGATGTAGTCGGGAAAAACGCAATGGCCAAAAGACAAGAACTGAAAGTTCCAGTTGATGCCAACACAGTTCCACTTTCCAAGGATTATCGGGTTGATATTGAGGTTGAGGCAGGATTAGGTTTCACCAGGCAAGGAAAGAGGGATGCGATTCTCAAGTTGCTTTCCGAGTTCCTATTGCCTTTGGTTAAACAAGGCCTTATCCCGCCCCAGGCGGTCAAGACCATTATTGAAAAAGTCTTTGAAACTTATCAGTTTGGTGCAACTGCCGAATTTATGGAATCAATGGACAAATACCAGAACCAAGGCAATATGACTGACCAGCAAATCCAACAGGTTAAGGTTGCAGTTGCGGAAGTCCTGAAAGATTTGAAAGGATCGGAAATGTTCCCAGACCAAAAGACAAGAATCCAAGAAACCCAAGTTGGGGTAGCCCAGACAATCAAAGATTCTGGTTTAATGGCGGGGGCACAAGGCTCTCAAGCAGAACCTCCAAAAAAGCCTTCAGAATCAATTTCCTTTAAAGACTTACCGCCCGAAGGCCAAGCCCAAATGGCGGCCCAAGCAGGGATTAACATTTCCCCAGAGCAAGTAGTTGACCACCAAGTTACTCAACAAGTCTTAAAGAAAGGGGGAGAAAATGCCTCTAATGAAGGGAAGTAGCCAAAAAGCAATCTCGGCTAACATATCAGAACTTGTTCATTCAGGCAGACCGCAAAAACAGGCTATAGCTATTGCGATGTCAAAGGCGGGTAAATCAAAGAAAAAGAAACCATCAAAACGCAATTATTCATCCAGTGCAGTTTCAATGGCGAAAAAACAAATGGCATGATACACAGACAGATAGTTGAATTTAATTATGAAAGTCAATCAGTCGATAAATTAATCGGTGAGTTTTATGACCTTTTAAAAAGGGCATTTTTGTCCCAAGGATATAGCATTGTTGCAATCAAGACTGGTAAAACCAACGAGGAACTGGAGAAATATCTGCCAGTTTTGGCAACTCAAACCCCCCAACCCGAAGCACCTCAAGCACCAGATAAAACACCGCAACAGCAAGTAAAGGAGATGCAGAAACAAGTAGCGAAATGAAATGGCTAAGCAAGATGCAATCTTTGATAACAACCGCAATACAGGACTCATTGCTCACACAGGCACTGAGGATACTACCGACACCATTCGGTTAATTGCCCATGATAGTGGCCGCCTCAAAGTCATTGTTGACAATGAGCAATTAGGCCAGATTGTCGGCAAAGTCTATATCTCCGATCCCACAAATTCCTATAGAGTTGATGTTATGGCTGCGGGTTCTGCATGGCCTGGAACGACCAATGTTATGGCTATTGGGGGGATTGATAGTGGTGGAACTGCCAGATTATTTTCAGTTGGGACTGATGGGGCTTTGAACATTGTAGGTTCTTTCTCCGCTACTGGCGGTTCTGACATGAATGTTGTTACAGGAAGTCAGCAAACCTTGGGAACAGTAGGTACAATTTTAGGAATCGGTGGAACGGTAGAAACCACAGCCAATGTGACTATGACTGATATTCCAGGTGGAACTTTGGATATAGTTGCTGCTGGCACTCTTGATTCGGTCAAGAATTTAGTTGCGGGAACACTGACAAGACTTGAGGGGGGTTCAATCGTTGTTACTGCGGGAACTGTTGTTATCGGTTCGATAACTAACCTCGCCACAGTTGGGACAGTTAGTAATATTGCTTCGGGTTCGGTGGTAGTTACGGCAGGTACGATTGGAGATTTAGATACGATTGGAACAGTGGGAGTAGTTGAGTCAGGAACCATAACTAGAATTGGGGGCGGATCAATTGTTCAGACCGCAGGGACAGTTACTACGGGATCATTAACCAATTTAGCTACTGTTGGAACCTTGATGAGTGGAACTATTGCCAACTTGGTGACAGGGACAGTTGCTGCGGTTACTTCAGTTACTAATGTGGTAGCAGGAACATTAACAGCAGTTAATAATCTTGTTAAGGGAACCGTGACTGCTGTTGAAACAGGGAGTCTTAATCTCTTAAAAGCAGGAACCATTACCAAAATTGAGGGAGGAACTTTAGGCGAACTTACAAATATTGTTGGGGGTACTCTTACAAGGCTGGGGGGTGGATCAATAGTAGTTACGGCTGGTACGGTTATTTCGACAGGTTCTATGGTTCAGACAGTCGGAACGGTAACAACAGGCTCTATTGCAAATGTAGCAACAGTAGGTACAGTTTCCAATATAGCAGGAGGGACAGTAGTAGTTGGCAATATTAACAGTATCGGAACATTAAATGTTGTTGAGGCGGGAAGCCTTAATTTACTCAAAGCAGGTACAATAACACGGGTTGAAGGTGGGACATTAGGAATTATAGCTGCAGGTTCTATGGTTCAAACAGCTGGAACCGTTACGACCATCTTAGCTGGGACTCAGGAAAAATTAGGAACGGTTCTTAAAGTAGGAACAGTTGATGTAATTACAGCAGGTTCGATAGTTCAAGTGTCAGGAACATTAACTACTGGTTCATTAACAAATTTAGCCACATTAGGGACTATTTCAAATTTAAATACTGGAACTATAGCTGTTGTTGCGGCTGGTTCCCATGTCCACACGGCTGGAACTGTTACCACTGGTTCTCTAACTAATTTAGCATCGGTAGGTACGGTTGCTATTATAGCGGGTGGCTCTATTCTCCAAACTGCTGGTACTCTTACTACAGGATCACTAACTAATCTTGCGACAATAGGTACTATTCTAAATATTGCTGGAGGAACAGTTGTTACAAGTGGGGCAATTGGTACATTTACTTCAGGAACGATAACTACTGGTACTCTTGCAGCTTTAGCTGCGGGTACAATTACTGCAGGTACTTTCAGACAGAATTGGCGACCTACAAACCAAGTAACTTCCTATGGGACTTTAGGGGTAGCGGCAGGATCAGCTTTTGGAACACTATCTGCAGCATCGGGTGCAGGAACAGTTCATGTCATTTCAGGTTGTTCAATTGTAGTCAATACTGGAACTGCTGATGTTAGGGTTCTGATTGGTTCGGCAATCCAAGGGGGTTCGGTTTTGGCAGCAGGATTCTTTCCTCCTGGGGGTGGTATTGCAAGGGATTTCAACCCACCGATTGAAACTGGAACTAACTCTGAACTTATTTATCATTTTGTCGGTGCAGGGACAGCTTTTATTACGGTTCAGTATTGGAAAACTACTTAATGGAACGAGATGCTGAGAAACCAAGAGTCATTAAAAAAGGTGAAATTACCAAAGACCAAGACTATTCCAAAGAGGATTGGTCGGATGGCTATATCCTCGACTCCGAGTTCACCGACTGCAAATTTGGCAATTTAAGAAACCTCACCGCCGTCAACACCAAATTTATAAGACCTGACTTTACTAATAGCGACCTGACAGGCTTTACCACCCAAGATTGTACTTTGGAGGAAGCCAAAATGGTTGCCTCTTTGACTGCTTGGCAAAGACAGATCAGGGATAAAGTCGTAACCGCCACTGGGCTTTTCCCCGCTTTTGCCCACGAACCTTTGGCTTACTTGTTCGAGCAGGAGGCTGCCAAAATCAAAGATGAAGGATTGCAGAAAAGGGCTTTGGAGGCAGCCGAGGATGTCAAGGCAAGAAAAGATTTATGTTATGAGGAACTTGGGGCTTTGTGGCACGCCAAGTGGTATCCCGACATTGACTTCTTTCGGTTCTTAATGGGGGTTTTCAAAACCGATCCTCGCCTCTGGAAAGTCTTTAGTACGAGGTTTAAGGCTTATGCCGATTCCCAATACCCCGACTTGAAGGAGGAAGAATGGCAAGGCTTGTTATAGGGGGTTGCAAAGAAGGGGATGAGATTATCTTTGAAGACAAAGAGATTCAAGAGATTATCCTCTCTTGTGATCCCCTTGACCGTTATGCGGTAGAGCAGGAACTCCAGAAAAGGGCAAGTATTCAACGCCCAAACCAGAATATCCAAATCCACATCTTTAGTTTAGACCCGTGGAGAGCAGTAGTGGCGATGGGAAACCTTGCCGACAGTTGGTGGGAGGAGTTGTTTGATGTCTAACCTCTATGTTTCGGAAGCCGAGCTACGCCCTTATACTTATTATCTAAGAAGATGTACTTCCCTTTGGTATGTAGTTTTAAGAGGGGATGCTTGGTCATCGGCTCCGTCAAATACCCATTTAGTATTAGGTTCGGGTGCTTCAACCACCGACTTTGCGGAATTTGATGCTTATACGGGAAATGTAACCAATGTAACCGATGCTGGTTTTTCCACTGGTCGGGCTTTTAAAATAAATTATCCTTCGGTTTCTGCAACCTATACCAATACTTTTACTTGGAATACCTTTGGGAGTTTTGATAACGCCTCACTCCAGTTTAAGTTTAAGTTTGATGCCACTCCTGCTGTTTCTGCCCAATTCTTGGTTATGAATGATTGTAGGCTTTGGCTTGATACCGCCAAAAAACTGGAACTGCAAGATGGCGGGGCGGGTGCGGTTGTCGGGCCAACTGTTCTTACTGCCAACACTGTCTATCAGGTCGAAATTAACAGGACAAAAAGCGGAACAACTTATCTGCGGATAAATGAAACCGATGAATGTAATGATACTGGTTCTGGAACTGCTATTAGTTCTTGTATATTCGGGGCTACATCAAAAACCAATGCTCCAAACTGCAACATCTATATTGGGGATATTGCTTTCACTGCCCACAATGATACCCCAGCTTGGTGGAATACGACAGTTCCAGTGTACGGAACGGTTGATGCGGCAGGAACCTACAATGATGCGGTAGGGATAGGGGATGCGACTAATAAATACCTCAATGTTGACGATTATGCTGCCTCAGACGGGGATACGACCTATAACGGTTTGTTTTTAGGGGCAGCTGCCAAAACCCAAACTCACGGTTTAGTAGATGGAACTTTTGCTGCCACGATCAAGGGGGTTACCTTTTATATGTTGGCAAGGGGAGAAGTTGCAGGGGAAAGAGCTTTAAAATTCCTTATCCGTGACAATGGAATCGACTATACGACTTCTTATGGGTGGGGAACAAATGCTTATACTCTTGCCTTTGTAGGCTATGACCATTGTCCTAACGGTGATGCCTTAACCCAAGCCAGAATCAATGCGATGGAGATGGGTTTTCAGGTTGCTGCAGGTACTTCAACCTCTTATACCACCAATACCCAACCAACGGCTGACGGATCAGATACCCAATGGACGGGCAACCCTAATGGAACACCTAATAAATTTACCAATGTTGATGCGGGATTAACTTCACCTGATGATACCGATTATATAGAGGACTCCACCCTAAACGATGTTCAGGCGTTTACTTATGTAGTAGCGGGGCCAGATGCGATTTATCAGGTTATTTTATATGGAAGGGTAAAAGGGGATGGCTCAAGCAAAATAACGCCTTATGTCAAGATCGGGGCGAACTATTATTACGGAACAGAGATGACTCCGACTACAAGTTTTGCGTCTAACTGTTCTGTTACTTGGACAACCAATCCTGATACTTCTGCCCAATGGACACTTGCTGAAATTAACGCTGCACGGTTTGGGTTTAAGGTAACATCGATTGGGGCACCTCCAGCTGGCCCATCAATTGTAGGCTGGAAAACATTGCTTGGTGTAGGGCAAAGTTGACAAGATAGTGTAAGAAATCTAAAATATAGTTAAGCAATCGGAAATAAGGAGCCGTGGAAAGGCTCTTTTTTTGTGCCGAACTTCACTGCTAGTGAAAATCTATACAGCAAGGAGGTGAATTAGATGGCAGACGATATTTTTGGTGCCAAGCAGGAGGAAACCCCTGCAGAAGCACCACAAGAACCTGAAAAAATCAAATTAGGGGAAAAGGAATACACCCAAGAGGAACTTTCAAAACTTGTAGGTCTTGGTGAATTTGCTCAAGATGTTCAAACAAAACAGAATCGGGATTTGACTAAAATCTATCCTGACTATGTCAAAGCAACCCAAAGGTTAAGCGAGGTTGAAAAGGAACTTGAGGAAACAAAACAAGCCAAGATTACAGCCAAAGCCGAAACTGGGGCCGAACTTACTCAAGAGGAATTAAGGGAACAGGCAAGGAAAGAAGCAAGGAATTTAGGGATACTTTTGATTGATGATGTCAATAATTATATTGATCAAAGGTTAGAAGCCAGGGATTTACGGGAGGATGTTGAGTCGGTAGTTGAAGTTGCCAAGACTGAAGGTAAGCCAGAAGTAACCCCGATGAGGCTTGTTGAGCATATGCAAGAAACGGGGATTAGGAATCCGCAAAAGGCATACAACGACCTTTTTGAGAAAGAATTAGATGACTGGAAAGCAAAACAAATCGACAAAATCAAAAAACCAGGGATGGTTACGGAGTCTGAGAGTACAGCGGGTTCTAAGCAACCTCAAAAGGTTGCCATCACGCCTGATAACCTTGAAAAACAGGTCGAAGAACGGATGTTTCAGGATTAGCCTTTCAAAATTAAACTTAAAGGTAGAAGGAGGTGAGAAAACTTAGATAGTAATATCTAAGGAAATAATATGGCGTTTTTACTCAGTAATTCGACAGCTGTTTTGAAAGAGGTTATCTTACCTTA